TCTACCTTTCGGTGGATGGCGAGGAGTATGCCAGCGGTGGGACGTATCGCACTTTGGCGAATGCGTGGGTTGCTGCTGAGGCTTACGTTCAGGGGTTGGAGGACTGATGCCGGTCTCTCTAAGTGATTCTGCGCTCCGGTATCGGGAACTCGCTAAGTTGGTGGGTGTCAAGAAGAAGCACTTTGCGGAGTGGTGGGCCGTTTTCTCCACTTTGCCCGCGAGTGATGATTTCATTTACACACTGAACAATGCTTCATGGGCTAAGGGTTATGTTGATACGGCTCGCAAGGAGAAGGTGAAGGAGGTCTGATGCGTGAAAAGCATTTGCCGGTCGCTGCGCCAGAGGGATGTCAGTGGGTTTTTGAGCGCTGGTATTCGGATGTGGGTGGGCTGTATTTGGTGGAGACTGTCCGACCGATTCAGAAGTCCTCCGTTTTTGGTCTGTATTATTTTTTGATCCCATTGCCGCCATCTATCAAGAAGGATGATGGCACTTTTGCTCATTCGATTGGCGATAAGTGCATTTCTTCTTTCGGGTACAGGGAGATCGAACGTCCCGAGGACACACGGGCTGCGAGTAAGCGTTTGGTGCGCGCTTTCCGTAAGTTTGTGCGTGTACGTGAACGGGAGCGTGCGGCGCAGGCGGCTAGGCTTCGGATGGAGTCGGAGCGTGCAGGGGCGTTGGCCCGTGATTAACCTCTACTCCTACGTCACTATAGGAGGCAGCGGGCTCGTGTGGCAGGTGGAGGGTTTTGGGGAAAGTGCGGATTGGGTCTTGCTGCGGAGCGGGCAGTCGGGTAGGCTGCGTTGGGAGCTGGTGGAGAGTCTGCGGGTTTATGAGTGGGAGGAGAAGTAAGTGAGTTACATAACAGTTGACACAGAGGTCGAGGTGGACATTGACCGAGTTTTGGATGCAATGACCGTCTGGGAGAAGAACAGGCTTACGAACGAACTCGTTATTGGCGGCTACGGAACCGCACGCATTCGAGAGGAAGCTGCGATGGATGACGAGGCAACCCGCCTTGCAGCTATTGTCTGGCTGCGCGAGAACGGATGGACGGTGGAGCCGAAGTGAGCTACATGGAAGACAAACAGAACACCTCCGATTGGGGCGTGTGGTCGTGGGAAGACGGTGTTTTCTATTCCGTTGAGCCTCCGACCCGGGAGAATGCAATTAATGAGGCCATTCTTGCGGAGAGCAGTCCGCGTGGTCGAGTTTTGCATGAGGCTGTAACCGTGCGTGAGGGCATTCTTATGGCGAATGCTACGGCGTGGGCAAGGGTGAAGTATGTGGAGGCTGATCGTGGTTGAGTACGGAATCCTGACCCCGGAGGGCGATGTGGATGGCCCTTATGACTCTTTTGAGGCGGCTGAGCATGAAATTGAGGTCGCTAAGGACGTTTTCCCCGATGATGGCCCGTTTGTGGTCGTGAAGCGTGAGATTGGGGAGTGGTATCGTGCCTGACTGGCTGTGGTGGGTTATTGGTGTGACGAGTCTGCTTGGGGTCGCCTACGGCTCTATGCTCGTCGGCTACTTTTGGGGGATGTTCGTGTGGATGCACCGCAATCCCAACTATTTGGCTACACAACTTTTTCCCGATAAGCGTGACAACCCTGATGATGTGGTGTAGCGTTTGGCTATGGAGTTATTTATAGGCCAGTCGGCGCACTATAGTCTGAGGTTCGACCGGGTTGACTCGGGGGAGACTGAGGTGTGGTGCGTGGACGGGAATTGGTTTGTGGAGGTTCCGTTGGGGGCGAGTCCGGCTGATGTGGTCGAGGCTGTTGTGTATGCGATGAGGGAGGACTAGAAAATGACAAAGGCTAAGGATAAGATTGCGATTCCGCTTACGTCTGATGATTTGCGGGCTGCGGCGGATGTTATTGATCGTGTGGTTGATGCCCTGACTCCGCTAGAGGGCGAGACGGGGGTCTGGCAGTTGAGTGTGGAGATTCAGCGTCAGGACATGGATGAGGCTATTGGTGAAGTCAAGTTCTATGATGGCTGGCTGGGTTTCTTCCCCTACAGCGTGGCAGAGGATAACTGATGGGTAGGCGCATGAGTGCGGTGGAGGCGTTTGCGAATGCCCGGTGGTGGGCGGCGCAGAAGTCGGAGCCTATTTCTGAGGATGATGTTAAGTATTTGCAGGCGTTGTCTGTTGAGGCGCGGAAGGGGTCGAAGTTTGTCTGAGTACAAAGAGTTCCGCGTGAAAGACACTGACCCTAATTTCACCGATCCATACTGGGATATGGTTTATGGCGTTATTGAGAAGACGGAGGTGGAAAAAACGGAAGGCGCTTTTGATCGAATCCACCGGATGTACATCATCAACGCGAATGACCCCGGCCACTCGTTTGGCATTACCGCCAATGAAGTTCCCGTTTACCGTGAGATTCTGGACTGGATTGAGAGCCGCAATGTATAAGCGCATTATGCGGGATGCCCGCCGTTTGATTGCGAACCGGAAGCCTGATGATGATTTCAACCCGGAAGAGTGGGTGGTGAATGGCGATGTGGCTTACCGGCGTTCTTTTATTCGCGGCTCCAAGGGTGAGCATCTTGATGCGGGGTACACGGAGTTGGCGATCAACGGCGGCAATGCGGTTCGTGTTCGTGTGTTGGAGCCTGCGGTGGATGAGTATTTTGTGCCCCCTGAGGACTGGAATATCAGCGAGTCCGCTAAGCAGATTTTGGGCGTATGGCCGTACACGAAGAAGAGTGGGGAGACTGAGTGAGCGAGTTTTGGCTTGGTCTCCTCGCGCTTCCCGTTCTGGCTGTTGCGGCTCTAGTTGTCTGGGTGCTTTATGGTGCCGCAACTAAGGCGTGGGCTAAGTTGCATGAGCGCCTGCTTGACAAGGTGAAACTTCAGCCGAATAAGTTTGACTTTGATGAAGATGACAAGCCGGAGTACCTAGATTCGGCTAACCAGATTCGTGATGCTTTGCTGCGTTCCCCCAAGTTTGTAAGCTTTCGTGGCTTGGGTTGGTATGTGATTCTTATTCGAGATTCAAGGGGGATTAAATGAGTAAAGCTAGTGATCTGCTGACCGAGCCGGAGTTTATTGCGGCGTTGAAGTCGGAGAAGTCTGCCCGCAAGGTGGGACGCGAGTTTGGGGTGTCCGCCGATTTCGTTATCAAGTACCGGGGAAAGCTGACGCAGGCTGGCGAGTTGCCGGTTGCCCCGACTGTCACTGAGGTGAACGAGACGAAGCCGAACGGGGAGAAGATTTACGAGGCTCCCGGCGACCGCACACCCAATTTGGATGACTGGCGGAAGTGGATTAGTAGCACCGGCGATGACCCGGATATGTATGCGCCCGGTATCCGCTCCACCAAGCGTTCTGATGGGACGTATTGGAACCAGCTGAAGGCGACCCTGAAGCCGGGGATGGCCGCAGGCGAGGTTGCTAAGTCTGAATATGATCTGCCGTTGCTGTACGGTCAGATTGCTGAGCGTGATGCTACCCCTCCTGCTGTTGTGGATTGGGGGCAGAAGCGTGCGCTGGTGGTTGTGTGGGCTGACCCGCAGGTCGGTAAAACGGGGTCACGGGGCGGTACTCCTGAGCTTATTGAGCGCGTGCAGGAGAAGAGAGAAAAGCTCAAAGAGTATGCGGGAATGTGGGAGACCACGGAGGCGTACTTTCTTTCGGTGGGTGATGAGGTGGAGTCGTTCGAGAACACTCCGCAGCAGGCTTTCACCAACGACCTGAGCTTCCCCGACCAGCTTGACCTAGAGTTGACGTTTGAGTTGGATATTGTTACTGATCTGGCGCAGACGCACGAGAAGGTGAGGGTCGGGGGCATTTCCTCGAATCACTGTCGCTGGCGTGCAGGTAAGAACGCGCTGGGTCTGCCGAAGGATGACTTTGGTCTGTATTTGAAGCGTCAGTTGGAGAAGGCTTTGCGGCTGAACCCGACCTACGATCATGTGACATTCCAGTACCCGGAGCCGTGGGATGAAACCATGTCTGTTGACGTTCTCGGCACTCAGGTGGGCATGGCTCATGGTCATCAGGTGAACAACCCGAATGGGATTGAGACATGGTGGCAGAAGCAGACGTTCGGCGCTCAGGCTACGGCGCAGTCGGATGTTCTGTTGACGGGGCATTTCCACACGTTCCGGGCGCAGCCGGTGGGTCGTAGTTTGGCGAACGGGAAGAACCGTTGGTGGTTGCAGGCTCCTACACTGGACTCTGGCTCTGACTGGTTCCGCAATATTGCAGGGTCAGACTCGGACGCTGGTCTCATGGTCTTCACGGTGACTGAGGTGGGGTTCGACTTGCAGAGTTTGACGATTCTGTAGTACGCTAGTTCAGCTACAGTAAACAGTTCCCCGTTCTGGTCAACTAAAAACGGTACAGTCTCGCAAACCGCTGCGGATTACGCGCTAGCCGCCTAATCAAGAAAAGCCCCGGACACGCGAATAGACTCCGGGGCTTTTCTGCGCGCGGTGTAGACTCCTACTATGGGAACTGGGAGACTTACACTTGCTGCTGCCGACCGTGCGCTACTGAAGGCGGCAATGTCGGACAAGCGCACGCCTAAGCAACTTTCTGATGCGCTGGACGGCTGGCTGACCCCGGAGCAGGCGGCCTTACGGCTGAAGGAGATTCTGGCGGGCGATCTGTTGTCCGATTTGGAGGAGCGGAAGCTGCTTCTGTTGGATGCCCGTATTTTCTTGTCGCAGTTGCAGGATGACGTGAACATGGGTGACGCTAAGGCCCGCACAGAGTACCTGAAGGCATTGCGGTTCATTGCGGAGCGGCTGGATAAGTCGGAGTTGTCGGTAGACCTTATTTCCACGAAACTGTCTACGGCTTACGCACAGGTGATGGCATCGGCCATCCAGCTTGCGTTTGAGCGGGCGGCATTCGAGTTGGAGAAGCGATATGAGATTCCGCAGGGTGAGGCGCGCGAGGTTCTGATGATCGAGTTGCCCATTGCTGTTGCGGAGATTGAAAAGAACACCGAATGATTACGCTTGGCTCCATCGTCAGCGAGGTGATGGACGAAATTGAGAAAAAGTCTCGCAAGACCATCTATCAGAATGACTACCTTGCATGGGCCTCGGACGTTCTGGGCCGCCGGTACTACGCGACAATGGCCGAGATCATGGAGAACGTTGCCCATGCGCCCAACGGGAAGACGCGCACAGCAGTCAAGTCTGCCAACGGTTGCGGCAAGTCGTTCGCCCTCTCGGACGTGGGTACATGGTGGATTACGGCCTTCCCGCCCGAGGAGTCTTTGGCGATCTTCACGGCTAACGGTCGTGACCAGATTGAGCGGGTGGTGTTCAAGTACCTGAAGGACAATTATGGGTATATGAACACGAATGGTTTTAAGCCCATTGGTAAGATCAACGAATCTTTGGAGTGGAAGTACTTTAAGCCGGACGGCTCCGGTAACGAGGCCATTGCGTTCGGTAAGCGGCCCGCCGATCAGGACATTGTTTCGTCCTTTCAGGGAACTCGTAAGCGCCGGACGTTCGTTGGGCTGGATGAGATGGGTGGTCTGCCAGAAGACCTCATTACTGCGGCTGAGGCGGTCACTACGGGTGATGAGACGCGCATGTTCGGCATCGGTAACCCCGACCGCCGTGCAACCCCGTTCCACAACCTCTTCACGCAGAAGAAGTATGCGGATGACTGGAACCTGTACACCATCTCGGCCTATGATCTGCCGACTGTCACCGGCGAGCAGGTGTACCCGGATGAGGAGCGTCAGACGCTTATGCTCACCTCGGGCCTCACCACGAAGCGGTGGATTGAGCACAAGGAGCGTGCGTGGCGGACAGAGGAGGCAAATGGCGACATGAAGCCGAACGCTCTGTTCAAGGCGAAGGTTCTGGGCGAGTTCCCGGAAGAGGATGACTCCACCTACTTCCCCGAGTCGGACATTACCCGTGCCATCGAGAATGAGATTGACCCGTCTGGCACACGCGGTTATGGCGGCTTCGACCCCGGATTTCAGGGTGAGGATGAGTCAGTTTTCTTTGTCAACAAGGGCGGACATTGCCGAGTCTTTGAGGGCGAGATTAGTTACTACGATGATGCAGGCGAGGTCATCGGGAAAACCTCCGGCGTGTGGGGCAAGGCTACTTCCGTGGACAACGCGCGCCGCGCCCACGCTATCGCCCAGTACCTTGGGCTGGAAGAGTTGCGCGTGGATGCTTCCGGTGCTGGTGTCGGCGTATTCAACGAACTGGACGAGCTTCGGGAGTTCCGTGACAAGGAGTACAAGCTTGTCGGTATCCGTGGTGGTACGAGTTCCACTGACCGGAACCAGTGGGCGAAGGCTCGCGATGAGCAACACTCCGACCTGAAGAAGCTGCTGCATGATCGTAAGATTGATCTTGACCCGTCAGACACGAAGACCAAAGACGAGTTGATGATTGTCACTTACGAGATGAACGAGCGCGGGGCGGTGAAGATTACGCCCAAGAAAAAGCTCCGCACAGAGTTCGGTGGTTCGCCTAACCGTTTGGACGCTTTGATCTATGCCACCGCCAACACAAGCAAGTACATAGATCAGGTGCCGGATAAGGCGCGAGTGGGTTTTGACCCGTTTGAGATGTTGCAGATGGAGCAGGAGGCATGGTCGCCGGGCGTTCCGGGCTAATAACCCCTTATACTTGGGTTTATGGCATCTAAAGCGATTGAATTGGTCGAAACCCAGCACGAATACGAGAAGGGTATGCTCACCGAGCGTCTGCGTGAGGCGACCAACGCTATCGCACAGTCTGATATGGAGCGGGAGCGGCTGACCGAGGCGCTGGGACGACTGGACATGTACCTTGACAGTCGGGGCTGGTCGGACGTTACGGGCATGAACGATGCCGGACCGTCTCTCGACCAGTTGCACAAGGCCAGCATGCGTATCCGTGACCAGCGGGCCATGAACACGCATGTGAAGCGTGGTCTGGACTTGCGTGCGGCCTACATTTGGAATGGCGGTATTCATTACGACATGGCCCGCATTCCGGGTTCTGCGCGCGGGCGTGGAGTAGACGTGAAGGCGCGCATCAATAACTCGATCAACCAGAAGTACTTTTTCTCGCAGGCTGCACGCGAGCGGCGTGAGGCTGCGCTGTACTGTGACTCCCAGCCGTTCTATGTAGGCGACGAGTCGGACTGGACGGTCCGGTCAATTCCGATTGGCGAGATTACTGCGGACTACCGTAACCCCGACCAGAACGATGAGATTTGGGCCTACCGCCGCACATGGTCCCACTATCCTCAGGGGTCTGCCAACCCAGAGACGAAGAACGAATGGATTTTTGTCAATGGCTTCACGGATAGGCGCATCCCAGAAATCCAGTGGAACGGGGAATCACAGAAGGTTTCGCAGACTAAGCGCATCTTCGGCACTCCGGTCAACGGCAACGACGGCTGGGCTTACGGGATGCCGGACGCACTGGCGGGACTCGGATGGACGGAGCAGTACCGCCAGTTCATGCTGAAGGGCATTGCCATGTCATCGGCCATGTCGGACATTTGGGCGGTTGCCAAGCAGAACTCTCAGGCTGGTGCAGATAACGCAAGCATGAAGATTGGTGGGGCGACCGGAGGCGGGCAGACTGCGGTTATCGGCGCGTCGAACTCGCTCTCTCCCCTGTCCACTGCTGGACAGTCGTATGCGTTCGAGAAGGGTGTGAGCATCCTCGCAAACTTTGCCACCTCCATCGGCGTGTCCATTGTTGCGCTTACCTCCAACCCCGGCGATGCTGGCTCATCCTATTCTGCGGCTCAGGCGCTTGACCTGCCGGAGCAGTTGACGACTACCGCCCGCCGTCAGTACCACATTGACCTTGACCGCGAGGTTCTGGTGTGGCTAGGTGCCCCGGAAGACATTGACATTTGGTTCGACTCCCTTATGCCCGAGACTGAGGCGTACCGCCGCGACCAGCGCATTGCGCTCCGACTCGGCACCGGTCTGTTCGAGGGCGAAGAGGCCAAGGCCGAGTTTGTGAACGCGGACGGTAAGACAACCGTTTCCAAGGTTCCCGAGGGCTTCCTGCTTCCGAACAATGAGGAGTCTTTGGCCCGCAAGGATATTGATACTGATACGTCTGCGGCCTCTGGCGGAAACCTGACACCGACACAGGGTTCACCCGCGCAGTTCACGGGCGGTGGCTCAGGCGACCAGAGTGCGGACGATATTCGCTAATTGGCGAGATGGCCTCAATATATTTGCTATAGTTGAACACAATGACTATCAGACGGCATGTGCATGAGGCGGGAACACTTCTCCTCGAAGCAAAAAGCGGCTCCGACACCTACCCCGTCCGCATTATCACGGAGGGCGTGGGTAGCTCGGGCGTTTACTCGCGTGAACTGTTGGAGAAGCACAAGGATGCCTTCACCGCAGCCCCGTCGTTCCTTGACCACCCGGTAGACCCGAACAAGCCGTGGGAGCGCTCCGTAAAGAACATCGGTGGTCGTCTCGTCGGCTCCGTTGAGGCCCGTGAGGTTGACGGCGTTCTCGGGCTGTACACCGAGTACAAGCCCCGCGCCGAGTACCGTGCGTTCGTAGAAGAGTTTGCTGACATTCTCGGCCTCTCTATCTATATCGGCTCCGAGGGGTACGAAGAGGGCGGCAAGTATGTTGTCGAGTCCTTCGACGCAACCGACCCGTACCGCTCTGTGGACATTGTTGTCGCAGCCGGACGCGGCGGACGTTTTGAAAAGGCGCAGGAATCATACCGCGCAATTGAATCTTCTCTTGGGCTTGCCCCGGAGGATAACGGCACCTCGACCGAGGAGAGCCGCCAAACCGAAAGGAACACCAGCATGGAAATTGAAGAGCTGGCGAAGAAGGTGGATACCCTTGTCGAGTCTGTTACAGCACTCGCCACGGCCCACGCTACTCTCGCAGAATCTTTGAAGCCTGCGGACAAGCCTGAGGTTGATTTCGAGGCGGCTGTTGAGGCTGTTATCGAAGCAAATCTCCCCAAGGCTTCACGCACGGTTGTCCTCGAATCTATCACCGCAGGAAACTACGAGGATGTTTTGAAGGCCCAGAAGGAGCTTGTTGCCGCTGTGCGCGAGTCCCTGACCCCCGCAGCCCCGACCGTTGGCGCAGGCCGCGTTGTCGAGGGCAAGACTGAGGGCTTCTCCCTCACCGCCTTGAAGGGTGCTTAACTATGGCGCTTAATGAGCTTTACCGTGACGGGGACTCGCTCCCCTACGCCGTAGCAACCGCCGCAGTCTCCGGCGACCTTATCGTTTTCGCATCCGGCCTCGTCGGCGTTGCTGAGACCGATTCGGTTGAGCGTGAGAACGGCATTGCTAACGCTACCGTCCGCGTCAAGGGTGTCTTCGGATTCCCCTTCACGGGTGCACTTGTTGCGGGTACCGCAATCTACGCATCCACCACTCCGGCTGCCGGTTTCGGCACCGTGGGCGCACTCACCACGACTTCCAGCGGCAACACCCGCGTTGGTACCGTCATCAAAACCAAGGGTTCCGGCGCGGGTACCGCGTGGGTTAACCTCAACCGATAAGGAGTTAGACAATGACTGATCGTAAGCTTCTTATCGAGAACGCTATTGAGCAGATTGACCGCAGCGCTACCTCGCGTCAGCGTGAAGCGGGTGAACTTTACCTCCGTGCACTCTCGGGTGACATTAAGGCAAAGCACACCCTTCAGGAAGGTATCAGCACGTCGGACATTCCGGCACTGCTTGCCCCCGCCATCAACGTGCAGTTCCTTGCACAGTACGCCGACTACCCGATTGTCTGGAACCAGATTGTTGGCGACGTTATCAACGCCCCCACCCTTGGCGGCATTGAGTTCGGTGACTTCTCGTTCGACACCTCGGACATTATCGGTGAGCACGATGGCGACACGTTCGTTGGCGTTGGCCTCCCCGGTGTGGCTGAGTACGGCGAGTACCCTGCGATCAACTTTGCGGTTGAGGAGCTTTCCGAGGAACTGCGTAAGAACGGTGTGCGTCTGCGCTGGTCGTGGGAGTCCCTTATCAAGATGGGTAACTTCGACATGATTGGCCGCGCTACCCGCGCGTTCGCCCGTTATGCTGCGGAGGAAGAGGACATTAAGCTTGCGAAGCAGTTTGTTTCGGTCGCTGGTGTCGCCAACCCCGCATTCACTCAGGTTACGGGTACTCCGGCTCTGTCGCTGGCCTCACTGGAAGTCGCTATCGGTCAGGCCGATGCTGCTACCGTTGGTGGTCGTCCGCTTGGGGCTACGGGTTACAACCTCGTCGTTCCGACCACGCTTTCCCAGACTGCGCGTAACATCCTGTCGATCACGCAGGTTCAGCGCACTCAGGGCGGCGACGTGTACGATGTTGCCCCGAACACGGGTAACGTTCGCACGACTGGCTTTGCGGCCCTTCAGTCCGTGGGCAACTTCACCACCCCCGGTACCGTGAACGACTGGTGGTTCCTTGTGCCTGACGGCACGGCCCGCCCGGCTTTCGCTGAGGTCTTCCTTGACGGCTACCGCACGCCGCTCATCTCGATCAAGGACTCGGGCCACTTCACCCTTGGTGGTGGCGCTGTTCCTTCCCGCGAGGGTTCGTTCGAGCTGGATGATGTTGAGGTCCGCGGTCGCCACGTTGTTGGTGCCACGGTCATCGAGCCTGCCGGAGTTCTTTACTCTGACGGTGCGTAAAGTCCCCTAGTTATCGCTACCTAGGAGCGAAGCCCCCGGTCATTAATTTGGCTGGGGGCTTTTGCTTGCCCGCTAGAATAGTTGTGGGGCGCTCACCTTTTCTCCCGACTGGTGGGTGCCCCTTTGTTCCCAACTCTTTGTTGGTGAAGACGGCTACGGCTTCTCGGTTGCTTTAGTTGTGCGGCTGTGGTAACTTCTACTTGACCGGCAGGGTGCTGGTGGAATTGGAGGTTACGGTGGAAGACATTACAGTTCACCCCGGACGGCTTATTGAGGAAATTGTTGCTGCCTACATGGCTGCACAGTGCGGCTGGCAGGGAACACACGAATATCACGGACATACTGACTGCTGGAAAAATGGCGAGGAGGCTGGTCGTGCCGTCATGGAATCTGCCGGTTTTGTTCTAAAAACTGAAGCTTGGGAGCGGGAGGCGTTGGCGGACGCAGAGTCCGTTATTGAAGACTTCCAATATCTTTGGCGAACACACTCACCGCAAGTGTTTCATTCGCTGGCGCGGGCGCGAATCAAGGAATACCACCGAGACAAGAAGAAGCTTTGAGCATGTAGACTTAACGTGCGGTATCCTCCTGCCGCACATAAAGATTGCTCCCGGTTCCCCCTCTCCTGCCGGTTGTGGTCTGGGGCCAGTGAGTCGAGTCAGTCTCCTCACTGGCCCTCTCCTTTTACGGGTAAACTGTAGGAATGGCTGTTAATCGC